GCATTATAATTTATTATATAAAAATACCACTGAAGGCGAAGATTAACGATGCCAGTACATGTAATCACCAGAAGAAAGACTTACAAATGCCAGTACACGTAATAACTAAAAACGGGAAACGATACTATCAATGGGGCAACCACGGTAAGGTATATCCAACGAGAGCGGAAGCCGAAGCACAAGGTCGTGCTATTGAAGCCTCTAAACAACAACAAATGAAAGACGGTAAGAAATGAACAGATATATAATAGTAAAAGCAGAAGATGGAATACTGTGGATAAGTTTACAACCACTATTCTTAGACCTAGAAGAAGCACGAGACAACGCACCTACCGAAGATGCTAGAAATCGTATTCAAACGGCACTTGAATTGATCTCTTCACTTATTATTGAGGGTGAAATGGAAGGTGAAATTGAAGGTGAAACTGAGGGTGAGATGGAAGGCGAAACCAAATGAGAACCCTAGTCACTCGCGGCGATACCACACAAATTAAAACATTTGACCGTATGGTTATGGAGTTATCACGCTACATGACACCACTAGAGATTGACCGTACCGTTGGCTTTATGGATAAGATACAGGGTAGTAAGTGGGACATTAACCCAAGTGATGAGGATAGTATCACTCAACTAAAACTTATCTTGGGTAGTGACCGTTATGCGGAACTCAAACACCAGTGGTCCCTAGATAATCAGCAACTACTAAAAGAATACGGCACTAAGAAATACTTTCACAAGGCTACTGGTATGTTATATGACGGATTAGATCCTGAAGACCTACCAGAAGATTACCAAGAGATTTTCGTATAAAAATCCATCTAAATATCATATGAGCACACAAGAACAAGATGGTAAGAAGCCTCGCAAGCGCCGTTCGACACGATTAAAATTTGACACGGTTAAAGTTAATCGTAAGGTACCTACTGTTGGTGAGTTAGCAGATTCCTTACATTTCTCTATCATGTACTTAGAGATAGAGAATCCCTACATAATGCCATATGAATTATTAGGCGATGCTTATCAAATGGCAGGTATGTTAGTAGAAGCAGAAGGTGTTGAACCACATGATGCTCTCTTAGACAATATTGTGTTTCATTATCTCAAACGCCGACAACAACATGCTAATGAGATTGTAAAAGAATTTACATCAAAATCAACAAAACCAAGAGCAGATAAACAATGATACTACCACAAAAAACAGATACTGTTCAACCACTTGCTAAGTGTGATGAAACATGGAGCAAGTTAGCAGCGGATAAAACAATCACTGATATACCCCAAGGCAGTCAATTCGGTGTAGCTCCATCACAACAACGGACAGTCACACAAGCAGAGGTTCAAGCGGACTTAATTAAATCAAGTGGCGGAGCGATGAATGAAGGTTCAACTAACTTGATTGAAAATACAAATGTTGATTGGATTAACAACAAATGGAGACCAGCAATGGGCTGGGCATATATGATAATGTGTATCTGTGATTTCACAATATTTCCTATTTTGTGGAGTTTGTTACAAACACTTAGTCACGGAACAGTAGCGTCACAGTGGCAACCACTCACCGTTCAGGGTGGTGGACTTGTTCACATCGCTTTTGGAGCGTGTATTGGTGTAGCAGCATATGGTCGCTCACAAGAAAAGATAGCAGGTAAACAATGACAATACAAATAGAAACTTTAGATAAACCTAAGCGCAAACCATACAGCGTGAAATCACCATCACGTGGTGGCGCTCGTGTGGGTAGTGGTCGCAAAAAAGGTAAGACAAATAAGGTACAATATACAGACTTGTTAGAAGAACTACACCGGGCTACTGGTAAATCATTTGCTGAACTTATCGCCCAAGAAGTTGTTAAGGCAATTACCGCTGGTGATTCACGCTTAGTCAAAGATTACCTAGACATGGTAGGCAAGAAAGCCATTGCTGATAAATCGGAGACAGATATTACTTCTAATGGTGAGACAATACAGGCAGCGTTTCAGTTTGTTGCTACTGAGTTACCAGATTGGCGAAATGACTGAACTCAAATTATTCGGCGAACAAACAACTATCTTACAGGATTGGCTCGAAACAGACAAGAACTGTATGGATATTGTTCCCGTTGGTAGTGGTAAAACATTCTTAGCGTCTTTAGCGTTACCTATCTTCGCAAGTGATCCACGTTATCACAAGGGCAAAGACGTTATCTATTCTGCTCCTACACGTGAGATGATTAAGACCCTAATATGGGAGCCGCTTAAAAATAGTTGTAGGTCATACTTTGGAGTTGCTGAGAAAGACATCAACAACTCCGACATGACTATTAAATTCTCTAACGGCACATTCATTCGTTGTAAGTCAGCAGAACAAAAAGAAAACCTACGAGGCATTAACGCTGGCATCTGGGTTCTTGACGAGGCTGCTCTCTATTCCGAAGAAAGTTTATTAGAAATATCTAACCGTCTCCGTCCACGAGTAGGTAGCGATGAGACACCTGGTCGTATGATTGTAATCTCTACGCCTAATGGTGCTAATGCCTTATTCACACTCTATTCAAATGCTCTTCAAATGCCTGATAGTTGGATTGTTCGTCATCTTACCTATGAACAAATGCGAGCAGGTAACAGAAAGTTCATTGAGCAACAGAGAAAGATATTATCACCGCTAAAATTCGCAAAAGATTATCAGTGTGTATGGGAATCGGTAGAGGACAAGTTTTTCATGTCTTGGAATCGTACCATGTGCGTAGAAGAAGTCGTCGATAGAGGTGGCGATCTTTATTCGTTCCACGATTTTAACTCAAAACGTATGTGTGCCGTCATAGCACAAGTAAAGAACCCTGGTAAATTAGATGGTGAGATTGAAGTGCTGAATGTTTATGCTATTCCTAACTGCTCAACAGAAGGAATAGCACAAGCGATTCGTCGTGATTACCCTAAGCGCAACATCTACTCTATCATTGATGCTACTGGTGCTCACAATAACCGTTCTACTACTTCGCAATTTGGTGTAACAGATCGCACACTCCTAGAGAAATATGGATTTACCATAATCACAAGCAGTCGCTCTAACCCTAAGATTAAAGATACTGATAACTCCTCTAACGCATTTATCGCTCGTGGTGGTCTAAAAGTAGCGGCTACAGAACAACTACTCCTAGAAGCGCTTGATAACTATCATTACGAAGATGCCTCTCGCATTAAATTAGTAAAATACGAAGAACAACAATTCGCACATATGGATGCTCTGGGGGATTGCGTTCGCTACGGTATCAATCACCTATTCCCCGTCACACACTCACGCGGTAACAGAGTTGGCCACGTTGTTGCTGACCCTGGCAAGAGCGGCAGACCTGGTGATGAGTATCGCAAGGAATCACCACTATACCCTGGTGGTCCATCATGGGATGAGATCATTAGTGGTCATACCGGTGGTGGTAAAATTAACGCAGTGTCTTGGTACTAACATGGTACTAACAGGTACTAACATGGTACTAACATGGTATTAAAAGCAAGATAAATATTAAACAAAGGATTCACCGATGAAGGTTCAAACCCTACTATACAAGAATGGCCTATACAAAGCCACAGAACAAACAATGAATGGATATCAGTTAGCCTATCTTGCTAATGATACCTTCAAACGAGCATCAAGATTAAAGCGTCCTTCAGAAGACGAGAACATTTACAACGATATCGTTCGCCATACTACTGCTATGCCTGTATGTCGTTATGTGGTAGATACCGTCAACGATGTGGTATTTGAGCCTGGTGTTAAGCGCCAACTACAATTCGCTGATCCCGTCACTGGTGCTATCTTAACAGCAGATACCCAAGATTGGAGCGAACTATTTCAATTAGACGCTGATCTTACCAACACATCACTCAACGGCGTTATGGAGAATTTAGGCGATCTTACCTCTATCTTTGGTCATGCTTGGTGCTTTGTTGATATGCCTGAGTCACAACTTGGTTATGAGCAAGTAGTTCGCCCTTATGTAGTGCCAGTATCTCCGCTTAATGTATGGGATTGGGAATTTAAGAATGTTCGTGGTGTAATGATACCAGAATATATTAAGGTATTAGAACAAGAAACACCAGAATCGTATTACTTCAAGTGCTACTTCCTAGGCACTAAATCAACACCATCATACTGGGAATGCTATGAAGTAGATAAAGGTGAAAATCAAGAAATAGATTTATTGCCCCAATCAACTGGCACTTTCCCACTAGGCATGAGTATCCCAGCGTTCTTAGCATACACAAAGCGTGACCCACGCCGTTTTGATTTAGGCATCTCCGATATTGATATTGCTACTGATGTTCAGCGTGAGGTTTATAAGTTAGAGTGCGAGGCTTTTTCTTCTATACAATTTGCTCGTTCGATTCTTCGTGTTGACCCCGCTATTGATAAAGTCCCTGCTTTTGCTGGCGGTGTTATTCAAGGTGTAGAAGGCAGCATTGAATCTATTACTATTGACCAGCAAGACGTTCAGGTTATTATCGCTAAACAGCAAGACCTACTTAATCAATATCAAACACTCTCTGGCTTCTCTGGATTATCTACATCATCAAAACAAGTTCAAAGCGGCGTTAGTATCATACAAGAGCGTAAGCAATTACACCGCATGGCAAAAGCAAAAGCCCGACTAATGGAGATTGCTGAAGAACAAATCTGGACATTCGCATCCAGATTCATGGGCGTTCGTTGGGCAGGTGAAGTAAATTACGGCACCGACTATGAGCAAAATGATACAGAATATCGTATTGCCTTAATGAATCAGGCTAAGTCACTTGCTGGTGAAAATGCTGTTATTCAAGGCTTAATCGTCAAACAATTAGTAGAACTGTTAGCACCACCAACAGAAGTTCAAGAGTATGTCCAAGCAGTAATTACCACCAGTGATCCTGCTACTACCAAATTTATTGATAGTGATACCGAAACGGAAATCTATACTCGTGATGTTGGCGATCAAGTGCCTGAAGATGGCGAAGAAGACGAAGATAGTAAAACAGACATGGAAGAACACGCTAGTGAAAACAATGGCGATATTGTAAATACTGGACCTAGTTATACTACTGAAGGCGCTATAGCTACAGGTTTAGGCTTTATCGGAACAGGTAGATAACAGTGATTACACTCGATCTCTTACAACGATTATGTCCTAAAACAAAACGAGCGGTGTTAGAACCGTACGTTGAACCACTCAACACGGTCATGGACTACTATGAGATTACTACACCACAAAGAGCAGCCGCATTCTTAGCACAAGTAGCACATGAGAGCGGCGGCTTCAACTTCACAAAAGAAAACTTAAACTATTCTGCTAAGGGTTTAATGACCACGTTTAAGAAGTATTTCCCAAGCGAAGAATTAGCAAAGCAATATGAGCGCCAGCCAGTAAAGATTGCTAACCGTGTTTATGCTAACCGTATGGGGAATGGTCCAGAAGAGAGTGGTGATGGTAGTCGCTTCAAAGGTCGTGGATTAATCCAACTAACTGGTCGTGCTAACTATACTAAATTCGCAGAAGACCTAGGTATCCCAGTTGAAGAGTGTGTTGCTTACATGGAAACACCTCAAGGTGCTGTTGCTAGTGCTGGCTGGTTTTGGGATAACAATGGTCTTAACAAGTATTGCGATAGTGGTGATTTTGTTACCCTAACTAAACGCATCAACGGTGGTACTATCGGTTTAGAAGACCGCTTACATCACTATCACTTAATGCTAGATTTGTTAGATTGAACCGATAACTAAATAAATATTCACGAAGATGGTAGCAGATGGATTGGCTATCTACTAACTTAATCTTCACTAACTCGTTGGCAACGTAAAGCCAGGAAATCATGTCAGATATTATAGATACAGGCGAAAGCGGAGACAGTGGTCAGTCTCAAACTACTCAAGGTAGTACCGACCAAGGGGCAGTTAATCCTGCCGCAATCAGAAAATCAACTCAACAATCTATGTTGAAAGCACTTTCTAATGCTACTGGAACAGAATTTACATCAATGGAAGAATTAATTTCTACCGTTGCTCGTCTAAGTCAGCAAGCACAACAACCACCACAGCAAACCCAAGCACAACCACAAGGTGAAACCGCAGAACAAAAGCAAAAGCGTGTTACTGCCAATGATCTGCAAGATCAACTACAAGCAATGCAGCAAAAGTTCGAAGAAACTCAACGTCTTGCTCGTGAGCGTGAATTAGATATCTCTATTCGCAACTCTATGGGCGATAAGTTTGATAGTGCTTTTTCAGATTACACTATGTCGCAAATCAAAAAGTCATTGTTTGAACAAGATGGTGAGTGGATCGTAGTAGATAGTAAGAATCGTCAGCGTTACACTGAAAGTGGCACACCAATGACAGTTCAGAACTTAATCGATGAACTAGGTCGTGCTAATCCTAAACTGTTGCGTCAAGCACCACAACCTCAGGGTGGTAGCGGGTTACGCCCACAAGGTAGTATGTTTGATGGTGTCCCTGGTGATGGCGAATTCGTGCCAGATTATACTAAAGACCCAGCAGCATTCGAGCAATGGGCTAGTCGTAAAGGCTTAGGCAAGAGCGGCGGATTGAAGAGTATTGGCGTTAACGTTCAAAACTCATCACCTAACCGCATGTTCGGTCAATAATCCGGTTATTCATAATAATCAGGTTATTGTCAATAATCCGGTTATTGTAGAGCACTATTAAATGTAGTGTTCTATGATAAATAGATTACAGATAGTTAAATCTATTACTTCGGTTGCTCCGTTACCGCTAAAATATTCAGTGACACTGTAAAGTCAAACAACTTATTTTTGCTCAATAATATTGAGTTCTTTTGAGATGACTTTATGTTCGTCTCTGCCATATTTTAAAGGAAATTTATCATGGCTTATGTGCTATCGGGTTCAAACGGAGAGAGTAATTCGTTTGAAAAAGCAATCGCTGGCTTCGCACTCCGCGCTGTCCACGCATCTACTGGTCTAGTTGACGCTACTCGTGTCGCTACCATCTCTCAAGGTCAAACTTATGTTATTCCTAAGTTCAGCCCACTTTCATATCAAGATTATGATCCAAGTGCTACAAGTGGTTCAGTTCAAGGCGATGCCAACGAACAAGTGCCAGCAATCGATCAAAGTACCATCACTGCTACACCAGCAGTTGCTGCTACCGCTTTCGACGCATTCCTAGCACAAACAACCGCATTCGATCTAGCATCTTCAATCGGCGCTGAATTGGGCGAGTCATTCTCTGAGAAAGTTGACCAACGTGTTGCGGCAGCGTTCCTATCATTCAAGGCAACTCCAGGCAATACAAACTACTCTAGTAGTGCTGACGGCTTCACACGCCCATCCGCTCTAGGCGCTATGGAACTACGTGCTAGTGGCGCAAGTGGTGGTACTGCTACTGCTGGCTTCACTGCTACTACTGTTAGCGAATTGATTCGCAATATCCGTAGTGTATGGCAAAACGCCGGTCTAAGTGGCACACCAGTTGTAGTCTTAGATACACAAGTAACTCAGTCACGTTTGCTAGGCGAATTGACTGGTGGAGCTGTAAACAACAACATCTCTAACCTAGGTAACGAATTGCTAACAACTGGCAACATTCAGAACCTATACGGCTGCCGTGTTATGTTCACACGTTTCCTATCTACAGCATCACGTGCCGTAGCAGGTGGCAGTGCTGAGAACGTTCGTGTTGGCGCATACTTCGGCGATAACAGTATCTACACAGTTATCAAGTCTGGTCTAGAGATCAAGATGGGTTTGAAGCCAGGCGGCTTACAAACATGGGTAACCGGTCTTGGCTTCTTCGGTAGTGGCGTTGCTGACGGTCGTCGCGGCGGTGCTGTGAACATTGAGGTGGTGGCGTGAGATTGACATTAATCGTCTAATCTGATATAATGACTACTATGAATACTTGTTATGTTTACAAATGGACACACTTACCAACAATGAAATGGTATGTGGGTTCAAGAACTGCCAAGAATAGCCACCCAAACGATGGTTATATCTGTAGTAGTCGTTTAGTCAAGCCACTTATCTTAGCTAATCAACAAGATTGGTTGAGAGAAGTCGTTGAAGTTGGCGGAGCAGATGAAATGTATGATCTGGAAACAGAAATCTTACAACTCTTTGACGCTAAGAATGATCCACGATCATTCAATGCCCACAACAATGATAGTCTTCCTAGAAACAAACACTTGGCTGGAAAGCCAAGTAATGCTAAGGGAGCAAAGTGGAGTGACGAAGTCAAAGCTGCTAGAAGCGCTCAATATACAGGTGTAAATAACCCTAGATACGGCGCTATTATTAGTGATGAACACAAAGCAAAACAATCTAAATCAATGAAGGGTAAACCATCTCATTGGAAAGGTAAAAGCAATCCTCAAGCCGCTGAAAACGGTAAGAAGAGCGCTGCTAAAGTTTCAGCAATCGCTAAAGGCAGAAAAATGGCAATCAGAGAAGACGGCACTCGTTATTGGACTTATCCACAACGAGAGTCAACAAATACAAAACTATAAATCGTATAGTCTATAAGAAAGAAAATAAATGAGCCTAGCATATCAAAGAATCTCTACAGCAACCGTTGATGATATCATATTTTATGATCCAGCTGCGGAGCGCCGTGCTGATTCATTGAGTGCTGATTGGGACACTTATTTCCAGATCGCTAGCCAAGAGTTACTTCAGATGATGGAGTTTGGCTGGTGGCCTAAGTATGTTCAACAAACATTCGGCGCCTGGTACTTCAAGAATACTCCAGAAGGAAAGATGGTAACTGCTTTTGATCCCTCTAAGTTATTGAAGTCAAGTCAAATCCTAAAAAGATTAGAGACATTTAAAGCCGTAGAAGAGTTTTATCGCAGTTTAGTCAGTGATGTTTCAAACATTAATGAGGTTGATGAGCGTAATTATAAACACGCTCGTGAACGATTCCATGACGAATGGGATAAAGCAATTAATTTAAGTAACTTCTATGACCTCA